TTATAAAGATGGTATTCATATTATATATCCATATATTATAACATTTTATGAACCTTTATTTATATTAAGAAAATCATTATTAAAAAGTTTATTATGGTTAGAAGAACATAGTTATGAAAAAATAGATAAAATTATTGATGAAGCTGTAATTAAATCAAACAATTGGTTTTTATATAAATCATCAAAACCAAATATAAAACCTTATGAAATAACAAGAATATATTCTGAAAATATGACTTTAATAAAAAATAAAAAAAGTGAATTAGAATTAATAAAGTTATTTAGTATTAGATATAAATTAGATAATGAAACTGAATTAGCATTTGATAAAGAAGTATTATTAGAAAATTATTATAGAGAAGAAAACAAAATAGGAGATAAAGAGTATGATGATATAGTAAATGTTTATAATTCAGGTGATAAAGAGAAGATTAAATATATGTTAATGAATATAATAAATAAAGAAAGAGCGAATGATTATATTGAATGGCGTAATATAGGTTTATGTTTACATAATATAAATGAAGAATATCTTGATTTATGGATAGAATTTAGTAAAAGATCAGATAAATATAAAGTTGGTGAATGTGAAAAATTTTGGAATAAATTTAAAAAAAATAATAATTGTTTAAATATAGGTAGTTTATATTATTATAGTAAAATGGATAATAAAGATAAAATGAAAGATTTAAATATAATTACAACAATTAGAGAAGCAAAAGATAATTTTCCTAATAATGATCTTAATATTAAAAATATATTTAGAGATACAAATTATGTATTAGTTGATCTATTAGATAAATATTGTCCAATATTTCAAGGAACACATACTAAAGAATCTGTATATATAGAAATGTCTCCTAAATTTGGTATTATATTAAAATGTAGATGTTATGAATGTAGAGGTAGAATTTATCCTAATAATACAGATATAAAATTAAGTGTAAATAATATACAAAATATATTTAATATTAATATTAATACTAATACTAATATTGATGATGATTTAGAAATAGATTATTTAAATGTAACAGAAGATGAAGAATTAAATAATTTAATAACAGAATCTTTAAATGGTAATAATTCAACAGTTTGTGATATCGCAAATGTTATGTTTTATTTATATAAAGATCAATATAAATATGATAATGAAAAAGAAATATGGTATTATTTTAATAATAAATGGGAAATTACTGATAATTTAAGAACAAAGATATCTAATAATATATTAAATTTATATAAGAAAACTAAAAATCAAATAAAAAAAATAGAAGATGAAAAAATGAAAAAAGTAATGATAAGAAAAATAAATAATTTATTAGATAATCTTAAATCAACTGCTTTTAAAAATAATATTATTACTGAATGTGCTGAATTATTTAAAGATAAAAATATTACTAATTTATTAGATATGAATTCATCATTATTAGGTTTTAATAATGGTGTTTATGATTTAAATGAAGATATATTTAGAGAAGGTAAAATTGATGATTATATTAGTATGACTGTTGGTTATGATTATACAGAAAATATAAATCAAGATAAAATGAATAGATTAAATAAATTTTTAGAAGAAATCCAACCAGATAAAAATGATAGAGATTATTTATTAACATATTTATCTACTTGTTTATTTGGTATTAATGAATTACAACATTTTGTTGTATTAACTGGTAAACATGGTAGAAATGGTAAATCTAGATTAACAGAATTATTAAAGAATACATTAGGTAATTATTATAGTAGTATAAAATCCAAAATGTTAACTAAACCCAGTCCTGATAATGAGAAACCAGAACCAGCTTTTTTAAATTTAATGAAAAAAAGATTAGTCATAGCATCAGAACCAGAGAGTGGTGATAAATTAAATACAGGTTATATTAAATTATTAACAGGTAGAGATGATGTTGGAGTAAGAAATTGTCATAGTAATGAAATAATAGAATTCACAATAAATTTTAGAATAATATTGTTATGTAATGATATACCTCAAGTAGATAAACCAAATGATGTTGCTTATCAAAGAAGATTAAAATGTATTAACTTTCCATATGAGTTTGTAGATAATCCAATAGAACCACATCAAAAATTAGTTGATCCAAGTTTAGTAGTGAAGGATTTAAAATTAGAATTTATAAATTTATTATTTAAATATTATAAAAATTATAAACAAAATGGATTACCAAAAAATGAAAATATATTAAAATTTACTGAAAAAGTTAATAATACAAATAATGTTTGTTTAATATTTATGAGTGAATGTATAGAAGAAGCAACAACACATATTCATACATCAAAATTATATGAGTTTTTTAAAACATGGTTTAAAAATAATTATCCAACAGATAAATTAATATCAAATAGAGAATTTATTAATAATATAAGACAAAAATATAATATATGTGATTCTGTAAGAATGAAAGGTTTTAGTGGCTCAACAACTGGTATAAAAAATATTAAAATTAAAGATAATATTATAAACAATGATGAAGAAGATCTATTTATAGAAGAAAAAATAGTTAATAATAATATTAATGTTTTAGATATGTAAATAATAATTATTTGATATCATAAATAAATTATAATAAATTAAATCTATCTATAAAATTAACAATACATAAAATACACATATTTTAATATCATAATTATATCTATAAATATGATATTAACATTAAAAATTAAAGTAGTAAAAAATGTATTTTAAAATTAAAAATACAACAATACATAAATAATTATAACAATAATAAATTTAATTTTAACTATAAAATTAACAATACATAAAATACATATATTATATTATCATATTTATATCTAAAATATAATATTATTATTAATAATCAAAGTTGTAGAAAATGTATTTTATAATTAAAAATACAACAATACAACAATACAACAATACAAAAAATATAATATAACTCATATAATGCCGAGAGATTTACTTCATAAATACGAGGCCAACACTGGTTAAATGATAATCAATTAAATTAAGAAAAAATCAATATATCTCATAAAATTATTTATAAAAAAAGTCAATAAATTAAATGAATTATTAAATGAAAAAAGTCAATAATTTAGTCCTGATATATATCAGGACTAAATTTATCATATATAATCATATGAATTATTAAATAAAAAAGTCAATAAATTTAGTCCTGATATATATCAGGACTAAATTTATCATATATAATCATATAAATTATTTAATGAAAATTAGTCCCGACATTTATCGGGACTAAAAAATTGAAAAATTAAATGATAAGATAACTACAAGTTATATTATATTATCATAAATATAGATATATAATACAATGGAATAATCAACTAACTTTTTATAACTTGATAATGATAGTATAGTTAATTTTAATTAGAAATAACTAAATAAAATTTAATTTGATGATAAAAAGAAATAATAGATGATAAGTGTAAAATAATATATGGAACTATTCATATAAGAATTTAAATTAGATATTGACTTTGAATTTAGAAATGAATTTATTGCTTATGTAGGAATTTATACTTTTTGTATAAATATATTATTATTAAAAGAAAAAGGTATATTTAATTTTAATGATTCGGGAGAAATATAAAAAGCACTAGAATATATATAAGCTGTTGAAGGAGAAGATTATATTATCATATAGAATTATAATAACTATAATTTACATACACAATTACATGTTATTATGGATGATTAATGGGACGAATATGATAATAATTTTCATGATTATTTAAAAGGATCATTATTATATCAAAATAAAGATGAAATTTTAAAGATTAATTATAATATAATAGACAAATTATCAAAGAGAAAATAAGGATTCAAAAGAAAAGATTATTATCTCAAACCAGATACATTTAAATTATTATGTATGAGAAGTAGAAATACAAGAATATATGCTTAATATTATTTATTTTTAGAAAAAATAGTTAAATATTATAATGATTTTTAATAATTATTCATTAAAATGTCATATGAAACTACAATAAAAAAATAAGATCTAACTATCTAATAAAAAAATATAACAATCTAATAAAAAGATATAACAATCTAATAAAAAGATATAAGAATAGATGAAATAGATTAAAAATTCTAATAATTATAATAATAATATGAAAAGATCATGAGATTAGGAAATAGATAATTATAAGAAATATCAGAATAGAAAGAAATGATAATAGAATAAACAGATAAAATAGATAATGTAATAGATTTATTAGATAAAACAACAGAAAATTATGTAGTAAAAGCAAAAAAGAAATGTAAATAAGAAATGGTTATAATAATGAAAAATAATTTATAAGATATAGAATAATTTGAATATTATATGATAAGAGGTTAGATGCCACATATAAATAGAAAAATAAAATAATATAAGGAATAATAACCATAATCACAAGAGATATTAAGAGTAGATACACCAAATGCAATAAACTTAACAACAAGATTTTTTGAGTAAAATAAGAAAAAAATAGTAAGTAAGAATTGTGATTTTGATATAAAATATGATAAAAAAAAGAATAAATATGTAATAACATAAGAATAGATGTTATAATTATTTAATAATACTGAATAAGAAAAAAAAGAAGTATTAGAAGAAGTATAATGAAAAAAAATTATATGATTTATTTTATTGATTTATTTTATTGATTTATTTTAATATATGATTAAATTGTGCCGAGAAATTTACGAAGTAAATGCGAGGCCACAAGTGACTAAATGATTATATATTAAATGATTATATATTAAATGATAAATATTAAATGATAACATTAAATAATTTAAACACAATAAAACTCATTATAATAAAAATTGATAAAATAAAGATATTATATAAATAATTATAATATATAATAATTATATAAAAAAATGCAAGATTATAAAAAAATTCAAAGATTAAAAAGAGCTATTGATGAGAAATCTATGAAGGTCATCAATTATAATTATATTGATGATAATGTATTAATTTACAAAGTATTAGGTAATAGAGGTGTTTATTATGAGGTTGAAATACCAAAAAATGATGATATATCATGTGAGTGTATTGATCAAAAAAAGACAAAATCATTTTGTAAACATATATATTTAATCTATGTGAAAGTGTTTAATATTCTACCATCAACAGATTTATCAACATTTATAACAGAAGATTATTTTGATAATTTAGTAATTTCACATAATAATTTCTTAAATAAAAAGAATACAAACAAGAAAGAAATTAAATTAAGAAATGAAGATGATGATGAATGTAGTATATGTTTTGATAATTATAGTAAACAAGAGACATATGGATGTAAGAAATGTAGAAATGGATTTCATATGAAATGTATCAAAGAAATGATGACATTTAGTAAATTATGTCCAATGTGTAGATGTGATATAGATTTTTCAAATGAAGAATATGAGGATGAAGAAGTAATAAAATTAGAAAAAAAGATAAAAAAAATGTAATGATAAAATAATAACTTTAATTTTTTATTTATTTATGTAGTATGAGGTGAGTATTTGAGCGTTAGCGATACGAGCCATAATATAATTATTAAAGCTAGTTATTTATTATTTAATTATAATTATTTCTAATATATTATTATAAATATAAATGGATTTTTTTTCACAAATTAATAATTTTCAAGAAGAAAATAATAAACGAAAAGAAGAAGAAAAAAAGGAAAAGGATGAAGAATTAAAAAAAATGTATAATGAAATTAATAAACAAAATGAAATACAAGGAAAAAAGGATAGAATAAAAAATAAATATAATGAAGCTATACCAGATTATATGCCTCTATATGCTATTTTTAATAGTTATTATTATATTATTGATATAAAATTTATTAAAAACTTATATACAAAATATAAAATTAATGAAAATATAAATTCTGGTCTAAAATTATTAATTAAAGGTATTGCATATAAAATAAAAAATGAAAATTTTATTAATATATTAGATAAAGATATTACACCTTTTTCACTGAAAATTGGGACACTTAATAATAAAAAAATATAATAAAATATTTTTTATTATATTTTTCATTATATTTTTTATTATATTTTTCATTATATTTCACCACGCATTTCACATTTTATATGTTTTTCTGTTTTTATATGTTTATCATATATTGCATTTGAAAATGTTCCCATATCACATTTTTTACAATAATATTTAAATCCTTCTAATCTCTCTTTCTTATTCGAATGTTCATTTAGTATATGTTGTTTTAATAATGTCTCATTACGTGTCTCGTATTTACATTTTTCACACTTACGTGTTTCTTTATAATCACTTCTTTTTTTTCTTTTTCCTGTTTTATGTTTCTCACTACTTATATGTATTAACCATCTTGATTCTTCATTGCAATTAAATTTACATTGTTCACACATATATTTATATGTTTTTTTTATAGTTTCCATTTTTATTATAAATAATATATATTTTCTTTATATTTATTTTAAATATTTATATTTTATTTTTATATTATTTATTTAAATATATAATAATTATTTAAATTTAATATAATATAAATATTTATTTTCTATTATTATATTATATATAATGAATTATAAAAAACCACCTGATAAGTATAAAACTGTTAAATGTTCTTTTAAGACTATTCATAAACAAGATTTTAATACTAATAAACTTTTTGATGCTTGTTTTAGGACTCATCAAATAGTTATTCATACATATCAGTTTTTAAGATTATGGATTTTAGATAAATATCATAATAACAATAAAATTATTCCTTATATTACTGATGATACTATTAAAATGGCTTTTAAATCTTTAATTAAAGAATCACAAGGCCCAAAACCAAAAGGTTCTAATTTAGATCTTTATAATGAATTTATTAAACTTTATAATGATCAATATAAACAGCTTAATTATGATACTAAACTAGATGGTAAAAATTTATCTCAAATTTTATCTTATATGTCTATTGATATGATTACTAATATTGAAAATAATATTAAACTTCATTTTGTTAAATATTTAAATAGATTTGTTAATTCTTCTTTTAAACTTATCAATAATGAATTACTTAATAATTGTGAGAAAGGAACTAAGACTAAACTTAGAAAAGAGTTAAATAAAGATCTATATGATATTAAACAAGATCTAATAAATAATACTTTAAAATCTAATAAGAAATATCATGAGTGGATTAATACTCATAAAGTTAATATTTTTCCATCTGAATATAAAGACTCATATGAATTTGATATTCAAAATAATTGTCAAAACTATTTAAAAGGTATGATATATATGTGTCTTGAGATAGAGAAACTTAATACTAAATCATTTCAATTCTTTCCACTTAGAAATGATATTATTATGAAATATATACCTATAGATACTAAATCATTAATAGAACTATTCATAGATGAAGATAAAAATAGCTTTCTTACTAATATAGAAACTAAGAAAGATGAAATATGGAGTAAGTTTTTTAATATTGATAATTCAGTATTTAAACAAAAGAATTATAAATTTGATTATAGAATATCAACAGACTGTTTTGCAACATCAATTCAGTTAATTCATAATGATTTTATTGAAAAAGAAGCTAATAAAAAAAATAATATGAAAGTAAAGAAAAAAGAAATGAAAGATAATACAAAAGATATGACTCAAGAAGAAAAAGAAAATTATAAAAAAGATCAATTAAAATTAAAAAAAGATAAAGATGAACAAATCAAGTTAGAAAAGAAACTTAAAAAAGATAAAGAAAAAGAAGCATATAAAAAGTTATCTAAAATAGAAAAAGCTTTATTAAAAGAAAATAAGAAAAAAGATGTTAAAATAGATAAATATATTGAGTTTCCTTATTTAGAAGATCTTAATAATGATCAATACAATAATCTTAAAAATAATAATAATAATTGGATAGTATGTGATCCTGGTAAAAAGAGTTTATTTTATATGATGAATCAAGATGGTAAAAGTTTAAATTATACTAATAGAAAACATATAAATAAAACTAGAAGAATAAAGTATCAGAAATTATTACATAACTATAGAGATAAGAATAATATAACAACTATAGAGAATATTTTAAGTGGTTATAACTCTAAAAGTTGTATTATTGATTATTTTAAGAATTTTATAAATAAAAAGAATGAATTAAATAAACAACTATTAGATATGTATAAAGAAGATATATTTAGAAAATATAAGTGGTATGGATATATAAATAGAAAGAAAGCAGAGACAGATTTGGTAAGAGATATAAAAGATAACTTTGGTAAAGATGTTACTGTAATAATGGGTGACTGGAGTGATAAATTAAAGACAACGCCATCAAGAATAAAATATATGACAACACCTAATTTAGGATTAAAAAGAAAGATAAATGAATATTTAGATGTCTATAATATAGATGAATTTAGAACCGGAGAAAAAAATAACCAAAGGTTATTTTTTCTCGACGCTTCGTACCGAAAAGAT